CTAACTCACTGATTTTAAAAATGCTCCAGTTCTTCCTTGCTGGCGATGGGGCATTGATGGGGCAAAGTCGGCAAGTTTTTGATTGAGCATCGCTATTTGGTCTGCGCTACTGTCAGCCATCCACGAACCGTACACATTGAAAACCATCTGGGCACTTGCATGTCCCATCTGGCTGGCAATGAAGCTCGGATTTGCGCCAGCGGATAAAGACCAGCATGCGTAGGTATGGCGGGACTGATACGCCTTCCTGTGCCTTATACCTGCACGCTTCATTGCCGCATCCCAGGAGTCACCAACCGAATCGACTTTATAGACAAAACCCACATGCGCACAACGCCTGATTAACTGGGGATTGAATACAAACGTACAGGCGTGCCTCTCGGTGCGGCCATATTCACGTAACTGAACATCGATATGATGCTGCTTACCCATTCTTGTCATCTCAGCCTGGTTTCTCAGAACGCTGAGCGCAGGCTCTATCAGGTGGATCACTCTGCTCGTACTGGCCTCAGTTTTTGGTAGAGTGAATTCGCCCAGTTTCGTATAATTACGCCGTATTGTTATTGTTCCCGCTTTAAGGTCGATATCCTCCCATGCCAGGGAGATCAGCTCCCCGTGACGCACCCCTGTGTAAACTGCCAGTGACCACAGGTTTTTCGTCTGTTGATGCCGGCACGCATCAATAAGACGGATAAATTCATCACGAGTAAGTGGGTCTGGTTCTACCCTGGCTTTTTTTAGAGGCTTAATGCCTTCAAAGGGATTGACCTTTATGTATCCATGATCAGCAGCAAACTGAAACATTCCGGCGATAGTTGTCATGTAATAATTTACAGTGACAGCTGTCCTTCCTTTTGTCAGCGGCTTGCCTTTCAATCTAACCTGATACCCGGTCAGCAACTCTTTCCTGATGTACAGTAATTCCTCTTTAGTTACCGCGCTCACCAGTCTTTTCCCTCCGATCCTCGGCACCACATTTCTTAAGATGGACTCATAGCGATGTAGTGCGTTCGTAGAAATTTCCATCTTTTTCAGATCCAGCCACTTTTCTTCAAGTTCTTTCACTGTTATTTCTTTCTTACCCACCCCAAAAGTTTTGAGGTGAGGTGATGCCGGAAACTGCGCCGCATAGTCGAACGTCCCTGTGCGAATAGCGAAACATACCGATGTCCGCAAATCACCGGCAACCTTCCTGTTCTTTATTGTGTCAGGTACTCCGAGATTTTCCCTGACACGCTTACCTTTGTAACTAAACCATATGCGCAACGAGCCGCCGTGGTTTTCGACGCCTGTTGGATAGGTGACTTTATCCATTGATTCCTCCAGACGCCCAAGAGCAATGCGAGAGTACCTTTTTCATGGCGTCAAATCACCCTGGTTGTTTATTTTTCAGGGAGGCGACCCACGCGTCTATCGCCTTGCGGTTGTACATGCACTCGCTGGACGGCTTCGGTATTCCGTCCGGTGAAACGTGAATGTATTCCCGGCCAACCATCCAGCTTTCTTTTCTGGCCCGGAGGATTGTTCCTGGCTTAAGCCCGGTCACCGAGATAAGAACACTTTCGCAAACCCACTCGTTAGGCGCTAATTGAATCACTTCTTGCATAGTTACCTCCACTTAGCCCGGCTGCACCCGGGCGTTAATCAATACTGCTGGTGGTGGACATCAGCTGCGATCTTGCTTTATCGCATACAGTTTTGTTCCCGGCTCAACATTAAAGTCCAGCCAGCGGAAATCAACGTTCCGTTCATGGTTTGGGTGGTGCCAGGCCACCACTTCACCCACCAGATGAGTTGTAAACTCCGGGTTTACAGGTGCGGCGGAGAGCATGGCAACATAAGCGCACTCCATTGGCCCCGGCGCTGGTCTGTCGTGGATTTGGATTTGGCTTCGCTCGTAGTGGGCCGCAATACCGGAAGAAATCATTTCCGCTGTCGGCTCAACCGGCACAATCTTCCACCCATCAGGCAACTGTAAAGCCCCGCTTGACGGTTGGAGCATGGCGGCGCAGCGTTGCCACACGTACCAGTACGATTCCCGCCAGGCGATATTGTCCTCCTCGGTTGCAGCAGGAGAGCGGTCAAACGAACAATCTGACGCGAACCACGCATCAAACAGCGCTCGCAGCTGCTTATCATCAGGCACCGCGACGGGCTGCGGGGCGGCGTAGAGGTTGTCGCCAATTTTTAATCCGTATTCTCTTGGCGGCCTGTAATAGCAAAGTGCGTAACCCGACTTAACGAAGGCCACCGGCTCCTGCGCTTCGGCAGCCTCAAGGTATGACGTTAACTCGCAGATAGTGTCTTCGCTGATTTCAAACACGCCGGAATTATTTTGCTCAGCAGATTTTATCTGCTCAATCAATTTGCTCAGTTGTGTCATGGCTTATTCCTCCCACTCCGTATCCCATTCAACCCACGCGCCGTCACCATCTGCATCAATAACACCCTGGTTTCCGCATTGAGGACACTTAACCTGGTCGCCGCGATAAAGGTATGTTCCTCCTAGAGATCGGCTGGTAACTTCAATCCCTTTGCTACACCCGCATTGCTCACATGAATTAAGCCAGTCAACGCGATAGAGTGTCGGCTCCCACAACATGGTTTTGTTTGCCCCTTGAAAAAGTAGCCTGCTCATATCACTCCCCCTCGATCTGCAATTTGATGCCAGCTTTCGCCAGTTCTTTATTCATGGCTTCAAGGTTTACATACGCGCCAGAGGCGTGGTGCGAGCCCAATTTGAAGTCGAAGAACGAGTAAGGCGGCAGCTTCACGGCGAGCGTTCTGGCCTCAAGCTCTGCGATGCGAGATTGTGCGGCTTGCGCGCGGTCTTTTGCGGCAATCATTGTTGCTTCAAAAGCCTCGGCTCGGACTCGCAATTTCTCACTCACCACCTCTGCTTTTCGGACAGCTAAGTCCAGATGTTTATTTAATTCCTCTGCGGCTTCCAGCGCCTCTGTCAGCGCCAGCACGTTCTCAGGGCTGGCTGCGTCATGCCACGCATCAGATGTGTCACATGCTTCGCGACACATGATTTCGTCCAGCGCCGCCGCTTTCAGCTTCGCCGTCAGTTCGGTGATGTCAGTCATTTTTCACCGCCGGGTTTGGCTTCCAGGTGAATTCCGGTGCGATAATCACATCCATACACGATCCTTTTTCGTTGTACTGCTCCAGCATTTCGAGCACATCCGCATCGCTTTGCGTATCGCCATAGCTACCAACAACGCAGAGCAGTTCGACGGGAGCGCCAAGATTCTGGAGAGCAATCGTCAACTGCTTGGCTAAAGCCATTTTGATGTCAGCCATGGTTCACCTCGTTGCGCAGCTGGGCCACGAAGTCTCTTGCCCTTTCTGCGCATATGCCGTGTGTATTTGCTCTGTTTCCATGCCCCCCTGTTTCCGCAATTTCACGCAACTTAAAATAGTGAGATGCAAACATCTCCACCCCCTGCGCGCGCTGTTCGGCGAGGAAGCGATCCGTGGCGGGGGTTTCGTTAAGGGCTTTTAAGACCAAAGGCTCCCACTTAATGAAATAACAGCCACCGGGACGCCCAGCGATTAACTGTCTCAGCACATCTCGCATATTCCAGTTCTCTGCGATTAAACACTTCAGCGCTGCATTCTCAGCAGCCAGCTGGTCGTTAGTGCTGGTGGCGCTGCGCAGGTTGTTCATTGCTGCAATGTGCGCCAGGTTGAGCGCTTCAAGACGAGAGCCCATTTCAGTGACGATCGCTGAGTACGTTTCAATCGTTTGAATGCTGGCGGCGTAGCTGTGTGCCGTTCTGACCAGCTCAATGATGGTCATGTTAGCCAGTTGCTCTTTCATGGGCGTGTCTCCAGCAGTTCGTTGAAGCGTTTCATAAACAGTCCGTAGGCCTGGCCGGGGCGGAGCGGGTTGATCTGGATGAGATCGGATTCCGGTATGCCTTCGAGAATCGGCCACGGTGTGCCTTCGTCGATTTCCAGATCGCGGCGCTCGGTTGCCAGCATGACCAGATCGGCATATTTCACGGCGGGAGACTGGTGAAGTGGCAGGCCGAACTTACAGCGGATCAGGTCATCGACCTGTGTTTCGATGCGGCGATAATCCGGCAGCAGCGCTTTCAGCGGCGCGGGAATGTCCAGGCAATACGCTTCTGCGGCGTCATGCATCAGCGCTTCAAAGGCGAACTCCGCCGGAACAATCTGGCTGCACAGAACAGAGTGCTGCGCCACGCTGTAGAACTCCGGCAGGTGACCGGCAAAGCGGCACTGGTTTGAAAGGGCGGTTGCGATATCTTCGATCACCACGTCATCAGTGGAGGCGTTGAGGTAATCGAAATGCTTACCGGATGCTGTCTGAATAAAACTCAT